GCCGTAATGGCGCTAGACTATCCAGATATGACAACTCACACTGATTTGTACAGTGATGATATACTTAAAAGTTTCCTAGATAATATGTGGGATTACTTAAAAGATGGGTCCCGATTTAGGGACATATACTGGGAGTTTAATATGATCATAAAAGAAACAGCGTTTCACATACAAAAAGGTCCAATAGGGATGTCTTTCTTAGGTGCTAAAATAGCGCAAGTGGGAAATTATTTTCTCCCCGCCTATAATTCAGAAAGAATATATGCTGCTTTATGCCTGAATATAGAAAATCCCAATAAAAGCGAGGATGTTGAAGCCAGTAAGGCTTATTCTTTAATGATGTTGGCATGGAATGATATTCCATTATTCAACGCCATTCGCGACTACCTTTTGTTGATATTTAAAAATTGCAATGGAACCTTTATTGATGCCATGCGGAAACGTGGGCTCCCCTCTCGAAATGAGGTCATATATAAATTTTGGCTGAATGTTGAGGGATCATACAAAATCGAAGGAGGCGGAAGGGTTTTAAAAGAAGTTGTTCAAATGATCAACTCTTTAAACACGATTAGAAATGATAATGATGGTACCATATGTGAAAACGAAAACTACGCTAACGAAGGCGCAGTACTTGGCCAAAAACAAGGCCAGGTTTGACCAACAAAAATTACCAAAGTCGGTTCGATCCGAAAGATACGGAGAATATCTCCGATCTCGGGGCGGAACGAAACGACAGAAAACAACAACACCCCGAACCAAAAATTCCAGGCAGGGACTGGACCATACTAGTTCAAAACCCTATGCCTCGAAACCCCAAAGGGGCCCGAAACCACGATCCACAAGGATTGCGTTTTCAGATTGCGCGTATAATTATGCGCGGGCCCTTATTGATCCATGGGACGTATTGGAATCTCCATGCATACCGGATGACAAAGTTCTTCCTAGCTGGAAATTCTCGTCCCGATCACGGGGCACATTTTATACTGGAGTTGCAGCAGGGGCTGGCAATGGGTATATTACCCTAAACCCCTACAACCCAACAAATACAACCAATAGTATCTTCTACACTTTAAGCACCTTTACCGGATTAGGTTTTGGTGCAACTGGTGAAGCCGGCACAGCCGGAGCCATAACAGATACGCCACTATCAAGTGCCCAAATAGGACAAAATGCCATACAATGGCGTTTAGTGGCGGCTGGGATAGCAACCAGATATGTAGGGAACGAAATGGCCCGGGGAGGTCAAATGACACTCT